AACACCACGAGAATACCCCCGACAAGTTCCACCAAGGTATCAACGTGTATTCCTTCGCACTTAAACCCGAGGAACATCAACCCAGCGGTACGCTCAATATGTCCCGTATTGATACCGCGGTGCTCTCACTGTCTTCACTGACTACCGGCGTCATCAGCATATATGCGGTAAATTATAACGTCCTTCGTATCCTCTCTGGTATGGGCGGTCTTGCCTATTCCAATTAAAAATTACCACTCACGATCCCTCTTTTTTATTATGTATTATAAAGTATATAAAAATAAAATTATTGAACAATATGTTCATACAGGTATTTTGTTTCATTTTCATCGGTGCTTTGTAATAATGTGTCGGGATCATTGATACCATATAAATCAAACAACTTTTCAAGCGAAATTGATAATCCCCGGTGTAGTTTCGTTAGATCCTTGCCCTCTAAACTCTTTTTTATTTTTTCTAATTTATCTAAAAAGACGGCATAAGATTTTATCATAAAAGCGTCATCTATACTACTAATATCAGTCTTCGTGAATAGATTTCCAAATTTGGAGATGTTTCTATCGCATATTTTTCTATAAATTTTTAATAATGCCATTACCTTTTCTTTTTCATCATCGTATTCTAAAATACCTTCAAATATTGATAATAAAATTTTATTTTTATTTTTATCTTCACCAAGCATATCCATAATATAATTTTTTACATCGCTTGTATTATTTAATATATCATCTATTAAAACTTCTTCTTCTGTTTTTACCTTTCCTTCTTTTACTTCTTTTACTTCTTTTACCTTTTTTTTCTTTTTTTTCTTTTTTACCTTTTTTACTTCTTTGAACAATTTGGCTTTTTCATCTTTGAAAAATTTGGCTTTTTCATCTTCGAAGAATTTGGAATCCATTTTATTTGTAATCATTTCTTCAATAATTTCCATATAATTATAAACGGTGGTACTCTTTGTTATTGCTTCTTTTAATTTTTCATCTTCTAATTTTGTTAAATTTGTTAAATCTTTTACTGTTTTTTTCGTAATATTATTTATTTCACTAGCAATATCATTAATAGAATCTATTACAGCTTTATCAAATTTTTCTTCTGCTTCTTTTAATTTAATCTTTAATTCTGAAATACCATTTTCTCTTTTTGAAGTTACCTCTTTTAATTTTTTTTCATCAAAATAATATTTATTCCTCTTCATAGGATTCAGATTCATCAGAATACCTTTTTGTGACGCAGAAGAAGCAGCAATCAACGTTCCTATTAGTGATTTTGCTTCAAAATCTTCTAAATTTTTTTTTGCGTCATTAACATCTGATAATGCTTTTTCTAATTTTCTTTCTACTATTGCACCTTTTGTTCCTGTTGTTCCTGTTGTTCCTGTTGTTCCAATATTAAGCAATTTTATTATGCTGATAAGATCATAACTTTCATTCTTAGTTATTTTTTTTAATTCACTATATGTTTTTTTTTTATTTTGAACTACTAAATCGCCCTTAGCGTGATCATCAATTTCTTCTATCGCGTCTCTAATATCTTTAAAATTATAATAACTAACCAAATCATTTAAAAAACTTTCTCCAACAGGACACTTGTCTTTTTCTTTCATTTTCTTTAAATTATCCAAAGTTTCTGGCGAATAATCACCAGACAGTTTAATATATGCTAATAATTCCATAATTTCTTCGTATTTGAAGCATTGTATTTTTTCATAATTATCCCCCTTGATATATTGTAAAGATATATAGCGTAAGTTATCCATTCATCTATCTAAAATAATTAGAGATATATATATTAAAACTTTGTCGCAATTATACTCGTGAATAACCATATAAACATCGTGAACAGTGTCAACGTCTTTGAAAGTTGCTTTCGTTCTTCGTAATTTAATATTTTAGCGCTCTCAACTGTATCGTCTTCGTCATTCGCTTCGTCCTTGAACTCGGGTTTCTTCTTGATATTCAATATGATCGGTATGACAATCAATAATAGTATGAGCGATGTATGGATTAATAAGCGTGATATACCATTCGTCCCCATATAAAAATAGTAAAACAGCGAGCGGATGCTATTGATAATCCCATTTAAATTCATGTATTTAATATCATAACCATTATCTATATTAATGAATAACACGACAAACCAAAACAATATGATATATATGATCGCATAATATATGAATCCTTCGTAAAATGACTTTATTATATTGATATCAATACACCATTGCACCATAATTATCGTAATATACCTAATAAAAAATGTGGCAATGATGAATACAATACGGTCGTCTAGAGTAATCTCCAACTCTTCCAAGGGATTCAGCGGATCATTCTCAAAATCCTTGATTTTCTTTATAATATCCTCTTTATTCGCCTCCCGACCTTGTATAGATAACGCATTATATGTTTCAATGTCGTTTGATAATTGATCAATCTTGTTATCTGTCTTGATGCGAACCAAATTACCCTTTTTATTATCATTTACACTCCTTAACTCATCTTTGATGACGGGGGAAATATTATCGTAACGTTGTCTATCTAAGTATTGAGATTTCAATGTATCGTCACTATATTTTTCTTCCGCGCTTGCTCCACCTATAATCTTCTCTATTTTTTTTAAAAGTCTTTGTTTTAAATATTTATATTTATATTCTTTTGAATCTTCGTTTGAATCTTCGTTTAACTCGAGCCTTTTTTTTTCTACAAATTTTTTCGCTATATTTATGATATCTTTTGCTTCTTCTAAAATATTACTATCCAGACCTTCTTCTTTTTTATTTATTTTTTTTAGGTTATCTATAAAATTATTTCTACTTTGTTCGCTAATGAAGCCTCCTCCTGAAAACCTTTTTATATCTTTATCAAAATCCTCTATTATTTTTTCATACTCTTCTATTTCTTTTAAATTTAAAATATTTTCAAAATTTAAATTTTTTAAATCATTGAGATAATTAATAATTAATATAGCTTTCTTATCTGTATCAGGGTTCTTCACTTTATTCACTTTTGAAATTAAATCATCTATATTTTGTTTCAGTTTATCATAATCTATTTCTTTATCATCATCTTCATATTCATATTCACCATCATCTTCTTCACCATCATCTTCTTCATCATCATCTTCATTTCCATAATATTTTTTTATTTTTGTTTCCGCATTTATAATTCTTGCTTCTTCATTCGCCGTCATAGGCTTATTCTTATTTCCTCCGCCAGTCTTCTCACTATTTATTTTATTTACATAATCGTTGATTTCTCGTATTAATTTCCTCTCCTTTACTCTTAAACTCTTGACGCTATTATATTTATTTAATACGTTCTTCAATGTATCCATGTCATTATCAAACGTTTTTAATAGAGTCGTATAATATTCAAAACGTTTTGCGTCAAAGTTTTGTAAATCAAAATCGCTTATTAAATCTGTATTAAATTTAACATTTTCACCCACATTATCACTATCACTTGAACTGTTAAATAGCATATTATATGCGTATATGGATTGTAATGCTTCTTTATTCATTATTTATACCTTCCTTAATCGTATTATAGATAATAAAATTAGTCTAAATTAAGGATATATATCATCTTCGATATAATAGCGATTAGCACGACTATAATTATGATACCTAATAGAATATAGGAATACGCATCGCGGTAATAAGAATACAATACAAAAAGCACCAATATAATAATAATAAACCACAGCACGCATACGCCAGCGGTCATCCTGTATGTATTATATGCGTTAAAAGTCGCTTTCGGGTTGCTCAGTTTTTTATCTAGGCAATACGTCAAATATTTCTTTAAATCATCGCCGTCTATGTATTTCGTTTCGTTTCCTGTTATTTTCTTGAGTGTTGGATCATAATCTACGAATATCTTCTTATAGTCGTCGTCTGTAAAGCTCCCTCCATTTGTTAATCTATCCAAGTTCATATCAAACTTCTTATAGTTGAAAGGTATATAGGATGCTGGCATTAATTCCAATGGCAATATTCCAAATGTGTTAAAATACCTTCCGTTATTACTGCGACTGATTGCATTGTTTATTTTCACTGTATATGCTTGGAAGAATTTGCCATACAAGATTCGCATTCGGTCGGTAATCTCATCGTCCTTCTTGGAATTTTCTGGATATCTAAGCATATACGTATCCTTGTGTAAAAACTCGCGCATTTTCTTGGCGAGATCATAACAACATTGACTACGATTACCATTCTCGTTCGCATCTGCCTTATTCTTGAAGTCTACAGGTGTATCTTCACAATCAGCAATACAGGTGACCTCTCTTTCTTTTTCTAGATCTTCTAGGGTTTTTGTTTTTGTCATACTGTATTTAATAGTTAAAAAGATTATTTAATCTTGAAAACTATGGTTCCAATAATATAGGATATAACGATGAACATATTTATAAAATATGTATATTCAAAAGATGTCGTTGATATATAGTACGCATTATTTAAAATTTCATCTTCATTTTCATAAGGTAGTTCAGGGGCAATTTCTTTTATTTTGCCACTGAATAAATATCGCGCGTCTTTGATATCTTCAAAGTTGTCAGGTTGTGTGGTTTTGTTGTCGTTATTCAGCGTATTATTAATACTCTTGATGATATTCAGCAAGTAATTTTTATTATTAGTTGATGATAAGATAACATACTTTGTATCTAAATAATTATACATATAGGTTAGTTTTTTGTATTTATCATATTGATCGGTTGTAATTTTAATATAAAATGTATCATCAATATCAAATGTATCGACATATGATACATTTGATATTAATTCATACAACTTCAATGTTTGAAGAGTATATATATCTTTTTTATTTTCTTCTGTTGTGCCTGTTTTATTATATTTAAACCCATTATAATTCATATGCCCCATAATTAATAAATACTTTGCAATTATTTTAATCATATTTTTATTCTGTATATCAGGGTTCTGGTTTGTGGAATCTTCATTATTTATATCTTTTAAGATACTTGTCATATCCTTAGTAGTATTCTTTAAATGATCAGCGTCAACGATAATTTCTAATTTATTTTTTAAAGCATCATTAAATTCATTAATATAGGTGGTTTCATGATTGCTTACGAAGGTGTTATAATCAGAAATTGATCTTAGTATTAATATAAACTTGTGAGGTATGAGTTTGCTGCTCTTTTTATAAAATTTAAAATTATTATAATTATCTTCGTTGCTATTATTGAACGTCTTTTCGTCAAACAACTTAATACATATTTTAATAATTCTATATATCTTTAAAATTAATTCATATTTAATAATATCAGATTTAAAATATGTATCAATTAATAATTCAGTTGTTTTCGCGATTGATGTGGTCCCAAAAAAATTTGTAAATACTGTGTATATTTTTGTAACTTCTTTGTCATCATATTTTGTATTGTAGAGATTTTTAAACCTCGCCTTGTAATATTCTCTAAATTGATTATCGTTGTTGAGATTATTAATACTATTAAAATCTAATTTTAACTCGTTTGATATAGGAAAATAGCTTGTTCCGTCTACATTTTCGTTAATAGGCGAAGATGCAATAGCCGATAAATTTATATTACCGCTCAATATAGAATAGAATACATTCGCTATAATATAGTGATGTTTATAATCTTTGTTACCTCCGATGATCTTGTTATCATACATTCGTATATAAGGAGTTACGATCGTATTCAATTTATTTAAAGACCTTTTATAACTACAATCCAGACACTTATAAACCACATTCTTATTAAAGTTTGTATTAAAGCGGATAAATAAGATTATATATGATACGAATACAACAAACGCAATGAAAGGTGCTAATATTTTAATGTTCGCTGAAAACAAATCCCGATCCCAATCCCAATTCCAGGAATTTAAAAATATAACTTTAAACATTACAGCAAATATAGCAAACCCAATGAAAATAACGACCGATAGAAGAAGTTTAATTAGATTTGGTTTTACATTAAATAAAATTTTCTTTAAAAATACAGGCAAAACATATTCATATCTACATAAAAAGTCATTGTCTGTATCTTTCATATCCCAATATTTCTCATAGAATAAATTAGCGTTATCATAGGAAATATCTGCGGTATATAAATAGTTAGTATTACGGTCATTACTATTATACTCGTGTGATGAACTAAATTCTGGGTATTTAATAGAACGAGTATCAACGTCAACTTTCAGATCGTCTGGTTTACCTTCATTGTAAGCATCTGCAGAAGCTTGGGTAATAATATCCCCATAATCACTTGGTATAGAAACCTTTTTATCAAAAATCAAGGATAATGTTGGTGTATTATACGTTTCGTCTGATGCCCCATATATTTCACTCTTATTTATTGTATCTTTGAGTTTTGTAGTATATGCTGGAATTGTTAATGAATTATAAACAATTTTTGATAATTCTTCAAACGATATATATATATCTAGAACAGAAGATATATTATTGCCTAGCGAATTCGCGCATGTATTAATTTTATTGTATTCAGTAGTTATTCCTTCTGTAACAGCAGCTTTAGCGGTAATTCTATATCCCAAATGATTATTTAAAGAATTTCTAAGCGACCACGTCAACGGTTTTGTCTTTAAGATAGGCGTTGTGTTATTGCGGAACGTCATCACGATATTCATTAAATATATTACAAGAATAATAGAAGCGATGAAGCAAAATAAAGTGATAATATTTATATCATTATTTTTTAGGAGGACTACAAAAAGTGGGATAAGTGAAATCAAGTACACATAAATTACATCAAACGATGCGGATATTTTGTATATTTTATCATTGAAACCATAATTATATAAAATTATAGGAATAGATATTGGCAATGTAACAATAAAAAACAAAAAACCCACAATAATAACCGAAAGGGTCGTAGCTTGAATTTTTGAATATAGTTGAAATATTGATTTAAAATATGAATATGATCCACGGAGAATCGAAATGCAAGCAAATCCTATTATTATAAAAGTTACTATAGCAAAAAATGCTACAACTGTCCTAATAGTGTTTTTATTATCTTCAGAATTATCTTCAGAATTAGTTTGAGATGCCCATTTAATCTTAAAATAGTTATTATACCCTTGTTCATCATTCGGGATATATCTGTAGATGATCATCCATAATAAAATAGTTAGTAACAAAGCGTGTATTAAAATATACAAAATTAAATTATAATTAATTTGGAATATTTTAAATACAAAATATCCTTCCTTGTAATTATATAAATCAAGCATACGATAGTAATAAATAAAGATCATTATAGAGATTATAAAGACAAAGATAGTGTAGGTCTTTGAATTGAAGACATCATTGGGCATAAGCAAGTTATAACTGTTTTCTGCGATTTTATATCGGTCAGTCTCCGCTTCACAATAGATACCATTACATTTCTCGTCCATTGTGATTCTCGCCAAATCCTTTATATAGTTGAAATTAAAGATGAACATACTGATATTTCGCATCTCATTTAAATATATGATAATCATCATCGTTATTATTGTTAGATTTATAGTTGAAGCGAATGCCATTTTATTTTACTTTTACTTTAACTTTAAACCTTAGAAAGAAAAAAAGATAGTATATACCGATCTATTGCAAAGTATTATATATATTATATACTGTTACGCTAAATATGATGATTGCGATGATTGTTCCTAATAAATATATGTAGTTCCCTTTGAGCGATATAGATAGAATATAGATCGGGGCAATTAAAAAGATTACGTAGGCATAAATAAAGCGAAATATATCAGCTACCTTGTCCTTCACTTTGTTCTTCGACTCGTCACTGTTATAATACGCAAGGCGATCAATATTTTTTAATTTTATTAAATATATATTATAGTTATCGTATACTTTTTCCGCTGATTTTATTTTCTTCTCTTGCGCTATTTTAAGTTCATACATCGCGTTTTTGTTATTGATCGCTACGTGTCCTATGTCATTTATTTTATTTTTAGAATAATTTTTCAATATATCTATGATCGTTTTATTATCAGGTTTATCCATTTTATTTTCCTTTAAAATGATGTCCAATGATTTCATTAACATTATATATTCATATGTTAGAGTGTCCTCTTTCTTGTATAACTCGGTAGTTTTCTTTAATATTAGCGAGAAGAAGATTATAAACAAGAGGACATATATAAACAACGCATATCCGCAGTATCGTAAGTATTCTTTGATTTGGATATCGTCGCTTTCCGTAATACATATTTCATAATTATAAATAATAATTACATAAATAAAAAACACAAGCATAACCAATAAAAACGCAATAGACATCTTTAGATAATACAGGTATAGTTTTGATTCTGTTTCTGTAACCGCATCTTCTGTTTCTGTATCCGCATCTTTTGATTCTGTTTCTACCTTTTTTTTAAAATACCCATCAACAGTATCAAAATCATATAGATAATTACCCATATTCCACATATACGTATCTTTCACATCCAGGTCATTAATCAAATCAGCATCGTTGTTCAAGCAGTATTTATTAAAATTTTCAATTGTCTCATACAAATCACTATGGTATTTCAATTCAATTAACGGTATCATTGATAATACCACGAGGAATATTAATAGTATCAAAAATATTTCTAATACGAAATTACGAAACATTTAAATCTAATTATATACGGGATATTTAATATCTGTGTTATAATACAAGAATTTTGAAGGTGATGTAAAATCATACGCGTTTTCGTCCGCGAAACTACTATCACCACCAACACCATCGCGATCACCTCGTCCAAGTGTTTTAACCTGCTTTAAAACGTAATCATTCCCCGATAAAAGCCCTGATGCCATATTAAAGTATTTGCCAAACGAATTGAAATTAAATTGACATGATAGTTGATTACACTTTTTCACTGGAAAAACATCTTTAATTACTGTCGTTAATTTCCCAAACTCATAGGTTTCAATTGCCATTCTATTTATCTATTTATCTATTTATCTATTCTATATTATAGAATATTCTTCTTCATAAGAGTTAACTGCGCTTGCATTTCTAGATCATAAGAATCGCAAATATCCCTTATATTCGCCCATTTATCCTTTTCCTCGACCGCGACGGTTTCCGGTTTAGGTGCCTCTAAATTCCACAATTCAATCAACGTATCTGTTACGTTTTCATTATTCTTTTTAAAGATGATTTCCGCATCATCTTTCTTTATATGCTCTGGTGCTTGTTTCATAACCTCGTCCATCTTTCTCTATACTCCTTAAAATTACTTTATATTTATATATTTATTCTTATTATTTTTATTAAAGTTTTCGCCAATTTCATACGCTATCTTCTCGTAAGGATGTTCAGCAGTATAGTTCTTTTGTATAACATCATTAATACTATTTGGTTTGTCATTACGATACAGACACACCATCACCTTCTCAATGTCATACGCGTCGGCATCTTTTCCAGCTTCCGGATAATAATAAATTTTATTGTTCGTGTCGGGGTTTGAGCGGATATACTTCGCTTGTTTAAAGACGCGTTTGTCTAATTCCTTTAACCCCATCTCTTTTATGATGGTATCAAATATTACCGGGTTATATCGTTGATAAATATGGATCTTCTCGTGTATTAAGGTATTTGTCAAGTTCAATGCGTCGTATTTTAAAACATTTTTTGATAATAAGATAATGTTCTCTCGTGTATGCGGTAATCCCTGTTCATACTCTTTTATAACATCAAGTTCATACTTCGTATAGGTGTTTGCGAAGATCCACTTAATATCAGCAATCACACCCCCGTTGAGATGTTTCCCATATTCAAGTTCACTAAATACCTCGTTTCTTAAATAGATGTCCGCATCCTTCGTGCACCGACGCAATATGTCCTTTTCATCCTCTGTAAAAGATATCGCGATATCCTCTATCCTGTTAATATATTCCGCAGATGTTTTGACATTGCGCGCGTGTAAATCTAATGCGGACATATTGTAAACATAACGATCCTTATCTTCCGCAAAAAAACGGGCGGTTTCATTAGATGTCATAAAATGGACGTGTGTTTCGGTGTTATTGGTTTCGATATTGTAAGCGTAAAACATCGCAAATACTGTCGCGAATACCGCGGCAAATGCGAGGACTACCACAAGAACAGCGTATATATACATCTTATTTATTACTTGGTAATGTTTTATTTTTCCACCTTTATTTTTTTATAACAAGCAATAGAACGATCCTTACTTGTTATATATCCAATTGAATCTTTTACCCCGCATATTTTCGTTTTAACCAAAGTATTTTTCCCGATATCTATATATAATGTAGAAAGTTCTACATATCCTTTATATACTATCGTTTTATTAGCGACTGAAACCGTATATGTGAATCTCTTCGGTTTAACCGATGTTCCTGATGTTCCTGATGTTCCTGATGTTCCTGATGTTCCTGATGTTCCCGTTGCCCCCGTTATAATCTGTGTATAGCACACAGTGATATTGTCATTTGCTGTGTTTATCGTAACATACCCGTAAGGATTTAATGCGAATGCTTTTATATGAAATATATCGACCTTTTTATCAATTCCATCGATGTATTCTTTTAATATATCAGGGTCTGCTCCGCCAGTGCCTGCGGTTATCTGGACAACTACCTTGTCTTCGCATTGAATCGTCATTATGCTAAAATTATGCGTATCCGCGCATATATAGATGATGTTATGTGTTGCTAATATATTATATAGTTTAAATATAAATTTATCATATTTTTTATCCTTTTTATTGATTTTATGTAGTTTTATATCGTCTTTCTTGTAACTAAATAACGGGATGTGTCCCATTACGAATATTTGTTCGTTGCCTTTATTCCGATTAACACGTTTTATAACCGTATTTATGCTTCTTATATATTTTTCTCCAGTATCATCATCATCAAATCGGTTGGTATTTATGATGATGATGATATTGCCTTTGTTATAGCACACGCCTATATTATCTACATATATATACACGCCGTTTTTACATAGATAGTTATCATCCAATTCGTTTCGTGATGCGAGAGAATGTAATAATTCTAATGTAGGAGGCGTATCTTTTCGTAACACCTTCTTTTTAATCTGTTGTAAATAATATTTCTGGGTATTGATATTACAATCCTTCTTTAATATATTCACATCATCGTCCTTGTCTTCGTCGTGATTACCAACCGCAATATATACTTCTTTATTCATCGCGTATAATTTAGCATATCCCGTAGTCAATATATCTGTCAAATAAACCTTAAAATTCGCGCGAATATTAGGATACCAGTTATCACCGGCAATATATAATTGCTTTATTTTAGTCTCATTGTCGCGAATATAATCCAACACAATATCGCGATAAACATAGTCTTTCTTACAATTTATATTATTCCAACAACCGAAGAATATAAATTTGGAATGTCCTGTTATACTATTACACGTGTCATCTACAATGTCCCCTACGCTTTTCGCTTTTACACCTCGAAAGTCGCCATAGATAGTAGGTGTCATTCCTTCTTACACTTATACTTTATATGAATTTTAAATTAATTATATAAGGAATGTAATACGTCTCTTCGCATACTGTGTATGCCACCGTTCGCACAATATTTATCGTAAAACTTCGTATCAATCTCGTATGGTAGCGTTATGGATATATTGTCAGTAGACACATACCGCATCATATTTATCCACGATATCGTATTGTTGATCGCACGCTTTAAATTGCGAACGCCTTCCTCGTTCTCGCACGTCTCTATAATATGCGTAAGTACCTCGTCACTGAATAGTATATCCCCTTTCAGCAGGTTATATTGTACCAGTATTTCGGGTATGATATAGTCTTTTGCCAATATGAGTTTTTCTTGATTGTTATATCCTTTCACATTGATAACGATCATTCTATCTTTTAAAATCGGGTTGATAAGACTCTCGTCATTAAATGTGAACACGATCATTGAACGTGATATGTCCAGGTCAATTTCTTCAAAGTATCTGTCTGTAAATCGGTCATTCTGAACAGGGTCCGTAATATGAATTAACGTATTGATAATTTCTTGCCCTCTGTTTGTATTGGATACCTTGTCCAATTCGTCAAATAATAAAAGCGGGTTCATGATACCCGTCTTTATAAGCGATTCACATATCTTCCCATAGGTAGCACCCTCATACGTATACGAGTGTCCTCGTAAAAAGGACGAATCGTCCGTCCCACTCAATGATATAAACGCATTCGGATAATTAAGCGCATTACATATCCCCTCCTTAATCAATTTCGTTTTGCCTATTCCTGCGGCACCTTGGATCCCTATAATATACCCATTTGCTTTTGGAAACGATATTAACTGCGCCAATACGCGAACGATCTGCTCCTTCGCCTCCTTGTGTCCGTATATTTGCTCATTCATTCGCGCACGAATATTACTTAAAAACAAGCAGATCGCGTCGTTCCCGTCAGTATTCTTTACAGGAATTTTATAATATCGGTTAAAAGGCAATTCGTTCAATACACCCAACCAATTATTTATTTTGTGATATTCGCCAGATGTGCTTGACATACGGTTTAAACATTCTAATTTAAAAATAATACTTCGTTTGGTTCGTTCGTTCATTTCTAAATCTAATATTTTGAATCGCATCGGGACACGAAGAACCTTTTTACTCGCCTCTAATTTATCCTCTAAAATACTTACACTAGCCTTCTCTTTCTTTGTTAAAGAATTAAAGTAGTTCTTTTCGTCATTATTATATTTCTTATAAAAATTATATTTTATTTTTTTAATTATTTTCTTTGGTTTTTGCGGAATCCTTTTCAATATTAAAAACACACCTTGCTTATTTCGTGTATCTCTTGTATCTCGTTCATCTTCATCATGTTTATTAAAAAATCCGCCCGACGGTCGCATATCATCCTCATCATCATCATCATCATCATCATCGTCTTCATCATCCTCATCGTCTTCATCGTCTTCATATTCATCATCGTCTTCACTATATTCGTCGTCCTCTTCGTCCGCACCAGCGTCAACTTTCTTATCTGCTTTCTTCGTAGTCATTTACAATATATAAGTTATAACTTTTTATATAATTTATAAAAAAATAATGGATAAATGGATAACTAGAAACTCTTTGAAAATTCAGGACCCCAATATATATTTTTAAAGACCGTTTTGACGCGTCTATTCGCAGTAATGTAGTAATAGGATAAGATGATGATGAATATGATCATGAATATAAATATCATTAAAGATAGATATTTGTCGTCCGTAAGATAGTTAATATACATATTATATAACCCAACAAAGATGATCGCTGATATTAAAATCGTATTTAAATATAACTTGTTATTTTCTAACTCGTATTTGATTGAGTTAATGTTATTAACATTTTGATTTTTACTGTAGCCTAGGGTTTTATTCGTAAAACTCTTGTTTTCTTTGTCATTCGTTACAACCTCGGTAATCTCCTTGTAAAAATCAAAATTATCGGAAGCAGGAAGCGTAATAATTAGCTTTTCAAAATAACTTATAAACCGCGTATTTAATTTATTGATTTCACGATTTAACGTCGCTACTTTTTTTGGCATATAGGTTGCTGACACTGAATTACTCCCATAATCGTATGAAGTTGCAGCAATGTAACCAGCATTTCCCAACGCATATAATGGATTAGCACTAGCCACCGCAAATGTCTCTACGTATGTCATATTTGATATAAAATATATTACAAATAATAATATTATAACTCCCAAGCAAGATAAAGATACTGTTTTCACAATTTCTTTATCTACTTTAACAACATTTATAGCAACGAGGATTAATAGGATAATCGCCAATATGATATTGTATGCTAATATTTGTCTTTCTAAAAATATTTTTTTACTATTTTGGGTTTCATATATAGTGTTTTGACGCTCTACTTTGCTTGTCATAAATGCTATATCTTTTTCTAAATCATATATATCATTCCTTGTTGATATATATTTTGTCTTGTAAGAACTCGTATCTTTCATTTTAATTTCAAGAAAATCTTTAGCTGTACTGTATTTTGTGGCAGCTGAGAGATTAGCCGGTTTAGTTGATATAACGGTGCCATCATCTGTCCGATATACTTGCACAGATCGATCATTTAAGGGTATATCGGTATCGACAAACACCGCTTTTATTGTAATCTCAAATTCAGTTGGAACATCATCCTTTATACTTTCTATTTCGTAGGAATATTTGTTTAATCGATCGTATATTATACAATCACTTACTATTAAGTATTTATCTTTTAAACTATACAATGCACTAATTATAGATGGTTTTAACACCCTAATAATAACCTTATTATCCGTCGACGAATAAACTCTTGTCTGTTCTGCGTCTGTTACTCCTGAATTAGTTGTAATGACTAATCTATTATCTAATTGACTGTATGTTGATGATAAATCGTCTAATAAAAACGTTATTGTCTCATTAATCTCTTTAATAACAGTATCTAATCTCTCTATATTTTCATCGTTGGTTAATGTTGCTT